TTTCATCAACTTCAGATGATGGGCTTGAATATGCTGTTAAAAGACTAGAAGAAGATCAGCTAATAAAAAGAATACCAGGTCGTGCTAGGAATATATGGCCTATCTAAATTTCTTGTCTCATTGGTGATATTTGATTGGCTTCATCCTCACCATCAGGATCAATGATATGATTATACATTTTTGCTGTCACTCTAATATCACTATGTCCTAATTGTTTTGATACCCATTTTGGTGACTTCTTATTATTAAATGCAAATTTAAGAAGAACACTAGCATAAAAATGTCTTAGACTATGAAACCCATATTTCCATTCAAAATCAGGTTCGGTTTCTCTAATCTTTTTTATAGCTTTGTGTAGACCATTTTCTCGCAAAGTTTTTGAACCTATTGGTTTAGATTTATTTTTAGTGCTAGGAAATAGTAAATCATTTGGTTTCATACCTACAATATATTGCCTTACCATAGGTATTAAATCATCATCCATTTTAACGGCTCTTTTTGATGATTTAGACTTGGTTTTATTAAAATTACCTCTGTCATCAGCCATTCTGTTTATGTAAAATTCTTTTTTACTAAAGCTAAAATCTTCAACTTTAAGAGCAATAGCTTCTGATATTCTACAACCTCTTGCACATAAATGAGTGGCTAAAGCATGGCTAGGCTTACAATATTTATTAACTGCATTAAGAACCTTTATAGCTTGTTCAACCATTGGTGACCATCCTTTGCCCTCTTGAAAATCAAATTTAAGTTTGGGATCGTACATAGGATTAATACCTAGTTCTCTATAATTTAAATAGGCTTGATTAATACAGTTCTTAAATATCGCATAATAATGTTGTATAGTTTGATCTGCTTTGTTGTTATTTTTAAGTTTCAATAATTTCAAAACTGCAAGAACATATTGTCTATCAATATCAGCAACGTGTTTATCTAAAATATCTTCTCCATCAATCTTAAATGAAACACCTGTTTTATTGTTATAATTGTATTGGTTTTCAAGATAATTGAGATAATTCTCATAAGTTTTAAATCTTAAAACATCTTTGTTTCTTGATAGAAAATCTGTAAAAGCATCACGAACTGTCATAGTTTGTTTTTCAGAAACAGTATATTGTATTAACAAACCCATGTTTCTAAGTTTTTGCTCTAACTTTTCTTCAGTAGAAGCTGAAGCTATTTTCTTACCATGCTTTCTTAAATAATAAACATTATTAGACTTATCATAAGAGTATTTAACTGACATTACCTTGCTCCTTTTAAAATACATTTGGATATAAACTCACGCACTAATTCTTGGTTGCTAGACATTTCATCTAACATTTGATCTTTGTTGAATAATACTGCTTGGCACATTTGATCGAATACAATCTGACCAATAGTTGTCCTATATAAGTAGTTAAAATCTTGGTTTAACATCCTAATGCTCCCCAAGTTTCAACACTATCTTCGCCACATTCAGAAACTAATGTATTTCTAGCTGTAGATTTTTTTGTTTTAAAATTGTAAGACCAATCAGTTTGATAAAGTGCTTTACCAATAATCCAACCTTTTCTTGTTTCAATACGGCCTGTGTAAGCAAAAAAATATGGATGAAAGCCACCTTTTACAACCTTGCACCATTTAATTAAACCCATAGGTTTGCCTTCATGCTTACCTTTAGTATATCTTGGCAAGTCATCAATTGCTTCTTGACCAAACCATTTTACAGCTATGTCATAACCAAAATCGCTTGATAAAAATGCTTTTTTTATTTCGTATTCTGCTGCGTTTCTTCTTGTCATTTTGTTTTTTCCTTAACCAGTTTCGCTTATTTATAAGAACATTATATGCGAATACGCATAGTAACGCAAGTAAAAAGTCTAGTTAAGCAGAACGTAATCAGAGGGCTTTTTTTGGAGTGAAAAACCTGTGTCAAAAAATTTACTAGACACTTACTAGACACTTTTATGCTTTTTTGGAGGTATTTTAGTGTTTTTTCTCGGATTATCTTCGGAGCAAAATCAGAGCAAGTTCGGACAGATAGTAAGATATAACCAAACAATATCAACAACTTATCTGCTAAGTCATTGATTTTGTTATGGTCGGGCCAACAGGATTTGAACCTGTGACCTCCCGCCCCCCAGACGGAGGGAAGGACTTGTAAGTTACTGTAATCGTTGATCTTTTTTCTCCTAACTAGACACAACTAGACTTTTTTACCATAAAAATTTTAATCTCTATAAAAAGTAAGTCAAGTTTTTGGAGATGATTTTGACCAACTAGACACCTAACTAGACACTTGGAATCAGAGGGCTATGCCTTACGTCTTTTACCCATCTTGTTTGGTTTAATCTTTTTGACCATTTTCATTTTCTTCTTCTTTGGTTTCATAGAACCATAATTTTTACCCATAGGCATAATATTTCTCCTTTGTTAACATTTCCATCTGCGTCTTGCAGCCTTACCTCTTGGCCCTTTCCAATTTATAGACCTGGCACAAAAAGACTTTCTTCTAGCAGCAGCTTTACTACCAGGCTTTACCTTACCTGTTACTGGTGCTTTTAAATTACTGCCTGTGGCTTTGTTGTATTTAGCCCTACCCTTTGCCGTAAGACCACCACCTTGTTTTATTGATCGTTTCTCACCTCTACCAACAGATAGATTGACCGACTTTTTTTTCTTACGTTTAGATTGAGCCATGCAATGATCTCATGCGTTTAACAAGCCTACCTGCTCTGTTAGGCACTTGTTTATACCAATTAGAATCAATCATTTCATCAGCAGCTTTGTTCCAATCTCTAGCATCAACACCTGACTTCATACCTACAAACTTTTTAAGCCTAGGATAGCCAAGATTAAACATCATGTTTGCAATGATTAGCTGTGCATCATCTGGCAGGTGTTCAAAGTCATCATACAATAATTCACAGTCACTTAGGACAGTCTCTATATCCTTGTCAAACCAAGCCTTTACCTGTTCTTCTGGTATCTCAACACCGATCTCTGTGTACTTCTCATCATCCCATTCTGTAATCATGTGACCGATTCCACCTGTAACCACGTTTTCGCTGCAATGGTAAGTAATGTGATTACCCTTATCGTTTTTCTTTACACCCTCATCGGCTTCAAGTTCTTTTCTTAACTGATCTATGTCCATGATTTGCCTTTTTTTGGTATGTATTCTTAGATGCCTAAACAGGTCTTGCATTACTTTCTTTTTCTAGCTTTTGCCTGTGCAGTCTTGGATAGTTCTCTCATATGAAACAACGGCTTTGATGAAGCTGTGTGTGTCTTACCAGAATGTAACTTGCCATTAGGCATCCTGTGCATACCACCCTTATGTTCTGTGCCATCCCTAAAATAATGCTTTACACCTTTTGCCATTACTTCTTCCTTTTTTTCTTTTTTAGTTTCTTAAAATCTGCACCAGTTATCTTGTTTCTTGGTGGGGCTGTTCTAGCTAGTTTTTTCTGTTTTGGAGAATATTTACTAAACGGCATTATCGTTTCCTTTTTCTTACTATTGTTTTTACCTTGCCTTTTGGATTGGCACGTTTGCGTTTTACAGCAGACCGGATTTGTGATTTGGTCATGGTCTTAGCCTTTGCAGATGGCACACATTTAGGGTAGCCCCTCTTACTGCCTTTGGCTTTACTGCGACCACATTTCTCATAGCCACCACCCTTTTTAGGTGCAGAAATATCGACCCATTTTTCTTTCTTGAACCACTTAGTAAGTCCACCAGTAGGCTTTGCCATTATGCAGTCCTATACTTTCCACCACGTTTTTTGTAGGTTCTAACTAAATAGGCATTGGCATAAGCTGAAGGATATACGTCAAACTTTCTTTTTGTTTCGGCCTTTACCCTTGAGTACAGGGCTTTGTTTGTTGGTATTGCTTTTTTCTTGCTGCTTTTCTTTTTTTTGCTTGGTAATGCCATGACCTGCCTTTGCTTTCTGTTTTATTGAATCAATATATTTGTGCCAAAAATAGTTGGCTATCGCATGAAAGAAATCGTATAACCTCATGTAAATACTATTCATTTTGTCAGTCCTTTTTGCTTTTCGTATGTGCGTAAACCACCAAGACCAAGCATACCCATCAGGACTGTCATCAATGATCCCATGTCAAATGTAGGTAGGTTTGGTATCTCTACAGCTAGGTAAGCACAAACAAAGATTGTTACTGGTGCTAATACAAAATGCCAACATAAAGCTATGCCACAAGTCCAACCAATAAAAGGTCTCCAACCTGCTACAAATATAGATTTATGACTAGCTTCTGCTTTGTTTATTTCTATCTGACCTTTGGCTAATTCCTGTGCATGATTTTCAGCCATTGTCGCTAGTTCGTGGGCTAGTTTATTCTTTTGGTCTTTGTCCTCTATAAACTTACCAACCAGGCTTGTAACAGGCCCTATAAGTGCTTGTAACATTATTTAACTCCATTCTTTGCCATATAAGCATTGCTGCCCATGTAGAAACCGACAATTGAACTGCCTGAGATGAACAATAAATCTGTAATTGATGATAACTTTTCTAGCCGTTCTATGCTTATAAATGGCGATGCTAGATAGGCTGCATACAAGCCCATAAATATTAACGTATATCTTGCCATTCTAAGCTGTGCCAAGTTCTTTCGTAGCTTAGTCTCTGTTTCTTTTATCTCTTTAGCTTGTTGTAGTTCTTCATTCGTAATTGTATCGTCACCATCAAGATCGTACTCATCTAGGATGGAGTTTTTTTGTAGTTTTTTTTGGGTCATCTCATTAAATTTGATGGGTTTGGAATAACATTTAACCTTGATTCAACATTAGTTGCTGCCGTACTTAAAGCTGTAGGATTAACAATAAAAGAACCTAATCTTGGCAATAGTGATGGTAGATAATTCTTCACTACATTTTTTATACCTTTGTTAGCTAAGTCACGTTTGATTGCACCAAGTTTATCTGGGTTGGTTTCTGTCAAAATCTTTGCTAGTTCTCTTGCAACTTCAGAAGTTTGCGACTGTTCCATTTGCAAAAAATCCCTTGAAATTGATCGTGAAACTAATTCTGTAAATCCTGTTAGTGGTGTTCTCTTTGCTTTTTCTTTTATCTGTGTTGCAAACTCACTTCTTCCTGCTGTTTGGCTGCCACTTAAAACACCCTTAGACGTATCTCTCATTACAATTTCATCTGTTAGGTTTGTAATAAATGTATCTGCTGCCCTCTTGCCATCGGCAGTTGCAGGAAAAGTCAAACGCATTAGTTTTTCTCTTTCTGGTGATCTAAATAACCTTTGCACAGCAGTTCTTTCTGCACCTTTTTCTATTTCACTTAGCATATTCTGCATTGCA